GCAAAGCATGGTTTCGATAATCATGTTTTTGAAATAGTAGAACTTTGCACAAAAGAAAATGTGCTAGAAAGAGAGCTTTATTATGGGCTTTTATATGAAGTTTTAGGAGAGAAGGGATTAAATTGTAAATTGCCTAAGCTTGGAGAAAAGTATGAAAGCACAAGGCAAGAGACTATTGATAAGATGAAGCAATGGAAACCTTCAGAAGATACTATTGCTAAGATGAAAGCTTGGAAAAGAAAGCCCGTTAGCGAAGAGACTAAGCAGAAGTTGAGGGAAGCAAACTTAGGCAAGAAAGCGTCTGATGAAACAAAGAAGAAGATGAGCTTAAAGGGGAAAGGTAGAGTTGTTTTAGAAGAGACTAAAGAAAGAATGAGAGCTTGGAAAAGACAACCTTGTAGTGAAGAAAGAAAGCAACGGCTTAGTGAAATAAACAAAGGTAAACCTATGTTAGAAAAAACAAGGGAAGCTTTGAGAATCGCTATTACAGGAAGACCTATGTCTCAAAAAACAAAAGAGGCTTTGACTAAAGCAGTTAGTAAAATAGTATTTGACACGGCAAGTGGAATATATTATGACTCTGTAAAAGAAGCTGCACACTTATACAACATGAAAAGTACAACATTGAGAGCAATGTTAACAAAGCAAAATAAAAATAAAACAAACTTAATTTACGCATAACGATGGCTTCACTTTTTTCCCAAAATATTGGCACAAATTACAAGGGTATTCTTAATTTGAATACTTTAAACGGCAACTTAACCACTACTTTACAAGCCGTAACAGACGGGGACGGAAATTCAAGTCCTTTGCAGTTAAGTACAACGGGAGTTACAATTAATAGCGCATTAATTGTAAATAATAGTGTTGAGGGAACTACTTCGGGTAGAATGAACATTATTTCTCAATATGATTTAGCTATACAAACTGGAAACTCTGCAAGTGGAATAGGTGGTTTATTTGTAGGTGGTGCTGGTCAGGCTGCAAGCGCAAGACTGCACGTTAAAGGTGACGGAACTAATCCGAGTTTTAGAAGTGAAAATAGTGCAGCAACGCAAGGTTTTATACACTCAGTAGTAGGAGATATTAACAACCTATTTTTGGGTAGATTTGCAGATACAAACGTAGCTGGTAATATTTTTTATGATAATTCATCAGGTTTATTTACAATTAGAAATAATTATGCACCAGCACCAAATTTTGGTTTTATTGACTTAGTGCATGGCAATACAACTGCACGTATTCAAAATGGAACAAATTTATTTGCCCTTAGAGATAGCAATGTTGCCAAATTTGTTTCATCTGTTGAGGGTGGTGGAAGACACGCAAAATTCACATTAAATGGAGTTGTAACAACTTCTATTTATAATGGTGACGGCTCAAGCAATATTGGTTGGATAGGTACAGAATCAAATCATTCATTTGGTATATTAACTAATAATAATTACAGATTAATAGTAAGTAATGCTGGAAATGTATCAATAGGAACAACATCAGAAAGCGCAAGACTTCATGTAAGGGGTGACGGAACTAATCCGATTGCAAGGTTTGAGAATGGAGCAGGTACAAATTACATAAGAGTTAATAGTTTAGGAACGCAATTACAATGGAACAATTCTGATTTTTATATTGAAACTTTAAGTGGAAATACTAATATAATAAACACAGCTAATAATACGTTTATAATTCAAACAGGTACGTCAACCTTTGCTACTTCAATTTCGATGCTTAGAACAATTAGTAGTATTTCTTATGGTCAATATTTTTTAAGCAGAGATTTTTTTAATACAACAGGAACAAGTGCTTCTTTTGGCTATAAAGGTTTATTTGGTGCAGGAGCAGGTTCAGGTAATTGGGCTTTCAAAAGGCATGAATACGAAATAAACAACTCAGGCGCACAAACAGGAACGGCAACAGGTATATTCTTAAATGCTACTGAAACGGCATTGAATGGAATGGGGCATAACCTAATAGATTTGCAAGTTGGTGGGGTTAGTCAATTTAGAATTTCAAAAACGGATTCAACTATTTACGCAACAAATTATAATATTTCTGCTTCAGTATATTTAGGTCAAGCAATTGCTGTTTCAAGTAGCGGAGGAGTAAAAGTTGGAGATTCAAGGGTTAGAAGTGATGGTGACGGAAATTTAACCTTGTTAAATGATGCTGCAAATAGTTTTGGTTTATTGAAATTAGGCGGCACAACAAACGCTTTCCCAGCTATTAAAAGAAATGGAGCGGCAATTGATTTTAGGCTTGCGGATGATAGTGCGCCGTGTAATATAAGAGCGGGTAGATTAGATTTAACAGGTGCGTTATTAACAGGATTTATAAATGATACAACTAATGCTATCACTGCAATATCAATAGCAAGCACAACGGGCAAAACAACTTTCTTTGCACCATTAGCAGCAACAGCATTACCAACAACAAGACCTGCAACAGTAGGTGATTTGTATATTGATACTGCCGCAAACATTTTAGCTAATGGCGATAAAGTAGTAGGAATAAGAGTTTAAAACAATTTAATAAATAAAAATATGATACAAGCAAACGGAATCATTAAAGATTCAAACGGGGTTACAGAATACGCTAACCCATTAATTAACATTTACATGAACTCAGGTTCAAAGTTTCAACCAACTTTAGGAGTTGCTCAAGTAGGTAAAATTGTAACGCAAGGAGAAAACGAAAGTTTTAATCCAGTTGCATCAATTGGAACTTACGAATGTACATTAGCTAACCCTTCTTTTTTAGAAGTACAAGATGTAGTATTAGCAGGTCTACAAGCAGACTATCCAGAAGTAACATTTTCAATTATACCATAAAACAAAAAACAAAAAACATGGAACTAACAGTTAAAGTAGAATTAAGCTTAGACCAGTGTCAGCTAATTCTTTCGGGACTTGGAGAATTACCTGCTAAACATTCAATTGATTTGATTTTAAAATTGAAACAAGAGTTTGAAAGTCAAATTAAGGAGTCAGGTGCTGAGGAAGCAGAAGTTGTGAAATAAATTGTAAATTTACCCCGATTATGCAATACCTATTAGATAAATATGCTTCCATAGTTGTAGCTGCTTTATTAGCTTATATATCACCCATAGCAACAGCAATGTTATTTGTTGGTGGTTTGGTTATGGCCGACTTTATTACAGGCATTATTAAAGCGCACAAAGCAGGCGTTTTAACAAGTCGCAAGATGATTAAGAAGCTATACACAGCCGCAAGTTATTTGGTGGTGTTAATGGTAGTTAGAGCTTGTGAAGTATATTTTAATAGTGAATTACCTTTAATTGAACCAATGGTGGCTATTATTGCTTTAAGTGAGTTGAAATCTTTAAGAGAAAATGTAGAGGAAATTACAGGCAATGACCCGCTAAAACATTTATTTGGATTTTTACAACGTAAAGCAGAATCATGAGAATAACAGAAGTAAGTCAGGATTGCATTGATTTAGTTAAGAAGTTTGAAGGCTTTAGTGCTAAACCTTATCTATGCCCAGCAAAAGTGCCTACTATTGGTTATGGAACAACTATCTACCCAAATGGGCAAAGAGTAAGATTGACAGATAAACCTATCACAGAGGTTGAGGCAAAAGACATTTTAAAGCATGAATTAAACGAGTTTGCTAAACGGGTGGATGCAATTACCATAGACACCATTAATCAAGCTCAATTTGATGCTTTAACCTCTTTTGCGTATAATATTGGTGCTGGTGCATTAAGAACAAGTACGCTATTAAAAAGGGTTAATGCAAATCCAAACGATAAAAATATCAAATCTCATTTTATGAAATGGGTTAACGCCAATGGGAAGGTGTTAAATGGTTTAGTAAATAGAAGACAAGCAGAAGCAGACTTATATTTTAAAAAATAAATAGAGAGCATGGAAACTGAATCAGTAGAAGAGGTTTTTTATGAGGACTATGATACGAGAAGTGAAGTAATCCTTCAGTGTTATAATTCACTTATGGCAATAGATTTAATTGACACGTATGACCGCAAAATGCAGCAGAAGAAGGATAGAACTAGGCGAAAGGCATTAGAGGTAATAGACTATTATATATCCGAGATTCACGCTGAAATTTTTGACGAACAAAACGAAGATGAAGATTAACAAAGCTAAATTAGCCGAAGAGGTTCTATTAGAAAACCCAAAAATAACGGCAAACAGGACACTTGCAAAGATACTGCAAAACAAATACCCAGTAATTTTCAAGGATATTGAAGATGCAAGGGGAAGAATTAGATTTGTTCAAGGAAAAATGGGCAACACCGCTAAACAAGTTCGCAGGTTTGCAACACCTATCTTTTTAGACAAGCTAAACGCTGAAAGAGCTAAGTATGATTTGGACTTTAGGACTCAGGAAGATAAAACTCCCTATGTATTTAGCGACAATCACAACAAAGCATTAGTAATTGGCGACTTACACTATCCATACACGGACATAGAATCGTTAACTTTAGCCTTAGAATACGCATATAACGAGGGTGTAGACTGCATAATAATTAATGGGGATAGTTTAGATTTTAGCACTATATCTCGTTTCATAAGCAAGCCAAATGAAATGCGAGTAATGGAACAGATTGAAGGCGTTAAAAACTTGTTAGCGTGGATGCAAAATGTAATGGATGTGAAGATAGTTTTTCATGCGGGCAACCATTGTTATTCTCAGAGTACCAAGGTTTTAACTAAGGATAGAAGCTTTGTTTTATTTACTGAATTGACGTTAGAAGATGAGGTTGCTCAGTTTGATATTAACACAAATATAATAAGCTATGCCAAGCCAATTTCTTACGTAGCTAAGATGTATGAAGGGGAAATGTACACTATTGAAAACACTTATTCTAAACAATCTGTAACAGATTTGCATGATGTAGTAATTGGCAAGGAAAAGAAAAAAGCAAAGGATGTTGAGTTTGAAGATATTAAAAATATTCCTACTAATGGAAATATTGGCAATACTGAATACCCAATTGAAGATAATTATTTAAAACTTCTAGTAAATATTATCTGTGATGCTACAATGGTAGATGAAAGAAAGTATAAGCCAAAAAGTATAAAAAGAAGGATTCAGTTTAAGATATCAAAAGAAAGAAAGATTGAGCATTTAGAAAATTTACTAACAGATTTAAATATACCATACTCAAAGAAGTTGTGTAAAAAAACAGGTATAAATATTCTTCAACCTTACTATATTAGAATTTATGGTCAATCTGCAAGGGATATATTTGAAGACTTGAATGACTCTAAAAAGTTTCCGCTTTTCTTTAAGAAATTAAGTCGCAGACAGGTTCAATTAGTTTTAGAAGAATTAGCTATTACAGATGGACATGAAGTAGATAGCGGTGTATCTATTACTACAACTTCAAAAGAAGATGCTGATATGCTATTGGAATGTTTTATTACCAATGGTTTTAACTGCAAATACACAGAAAGAGATGCGAGGTTTAGCGGTTTTATTAATGGCAAAAAACAATATCACTTAAGAATACCTTACAACCTTGGAACAAATGGATATAAAAGCATATCTTCAAAGCATTATTCAGGCATGGTTTATTGCGTAGAGATGCCTTTAGGAACGGTAATTACTATGCTAGATGGTAAAGTAGCCTTTTCAGGCAATTGTAAGCGTATAGAAGATTATGTTTTACGTCAAGCTCCAGAATTGTATAGCGCAAATAAACTTGAGAAATTGCTGATGCTTGAAGATATGAAGATAGACTACGTTCAAGACTATAGATACATGAAGTTTGGGAACTTAAACATAGCACATGGACATCACATCGTTAAAGGTATTTTTGCACCTGTCAATCCTGCGAGGGGCGTATTTAGTAAAACTAATACATCTACTTTAATCAGCCACGTTCACAAGACAAGCTATCATCCTGAACCAGTGATGAGTGGTGGGGTTATAGAATGCTTTTCTATTGGTGCAATGACAACTGTTAACCCCGATTACAACCCACAAGTATCTAAACATAACCAAGGTTTTGCAATTGTTACAAAAGACCCTAAAACAGGCGATTTTGAGGTGCATAACAAGAAAATCGTCAATCATAAAATAAGATAAATATATGGCTACCAAAAGTAAAGTTAATGAATCAGGTAATTATACTAAGCCTAGTATGAGGAAGGCTCTTTTTGAGAAGATTAAAGCAGGTTCTAAAGGAGGAAATTCTGGACAGTGGTCAGCAAGAAAAGCGCAGATGCTCGCAAAAGAGTATAAGGCTAAAGGCGGAGGCTATACTACTAAAAAAAATAAATAATGGCAAAGACAAAAGCACAACAGAGTCTAGATAGGTGGACTAAGCAGGAATGGAGAACTCCATCAGGGAAGAAGTCTAAAGATACGGGGGAGGTGTATGCTCCTGCTGCTACTATTGCTAATTTAAAGAAGACTGAGAGTGGCAGAAAGAAATTGGCAGCAGCTAATGCTAAAAAGAGGGAGGCCACAAAACAGGGCAAACAATTTGCTAGTCATGGCTTGCATAAAGGAAAGAAATTGTAGGTATAAATATATAAAAAAACTATATTTGCTAGCATGAAATACATAGTAATAGCGTCATTTTTATTGTCTTTAGCATCTTGCTCTCCTCAGAAGCGTTTCCAGCGTTTAATTGAAAAAAACCCTGAGCTAATAAAGGAATTAGATACCAAAGTTACCATTCGTGATACCATTGTAAAAACAGATACCATCTTTATTAAGGGTAAAACTGTCGAGGTTAAGACTAATGTAGACTCTTTGATACGTAAATATACGCAAATATACGATGATTCACTCGTATCTATTTCCGTGTCCCTAGACTCATTAAAACAGCTAAAGACTAAGGTGCACATAAAAGACCGTTTCTTTGCTAGAACAGATACAATTTATTATGAAAAGGAGGTTATTGTCCCTGCAAAGATGATTGAGAACAAGAACTGGATGTACGCTTTTATAGTATCTTGGATAGTAATAATAGGTTTAACTGCTTTATACTGGAGAAAATGAAGATATTAAAAGGAATGCATTTGAGCATAGACCAATTCACAGGACTTTGGTTTGGTGCTCCTTTGGAAAAGAAAGTTGTATTTACCGATTCGTGTAGGTATAATATTGGTGAAGACCAAAAGGATTGGAATAAATTAGCGGGTATTTCATTTGGCTTTACGCCATTGGTTAAGCAGTTTCAGATGCACGAGAATAGTGCTCGTTTTGGCTGGCGTTATGACTTGCAGAGTGATATGATAGAGGTAGCTCCCTATTTATATACTGACGGCAAACGTGAGTATGCTGAGACGTTGAATTTAGAAACTTTCTTTTGTGAGATAGGTAAAGAGTATGACTTGTCTATTACGGCTTATGCTACATATGTTATGTATAGTATAGGTTCAAAGCATTGGGCTCTAGAGCAGAATATACCTGCACATAGGGGTTTCTCAGCACCTATTTACTTTGGTGGAAATAAAAGAGCACCCCATACAATAGAGGTGCTCCTAAAATAGCTGTTTATTACTACATATTCTCGACGTTACTTTATACAATTAGAATAGTAGTAACTATCTTCCCAAACACAACCTTCCGTATTGGTATAAGTTACGGCTGTATACCTACCGCTATAGCAGTAGTAGGTGTAGGTAATTGAGTTGTACCCAGTAGAGCTATACTCACTTACATTGTCTGCTGTTCCGTATGGAGCAGGTGGAAAGTTACATTCTTTTTTACACGAAGGTAGCATTATAATAGCTACTAGAATAATGATAATTGTTTTTTTCATATTAATTTAATTTATTATTTTGATTAAAGAATTTAATATATCATCCTTGTGATATAGTGTTACACATACTACAGCAATTGCTGCATACATGATTATAATTTTATGGAATCCAGTCCAATGGTCATATTTTACGTTATTCATATTTCTTTATGTAATATTATTTCTCCTTCATACGCCCAATACTTTGAAGTGTGACTCTTGTAGACCGCTGAATCATTCTTCAGCAGAGCATCCATAATCCCTTTGTCTATATTGTCTATGTCAGGCTTATTCTGGTGTGGTTTTAGGTACATTTCAGACTTTTTTTTCTTACTCCATGAGCTAGGCATCTCAATGAAGTATTCGGCCTGTAATACGTTGTTTAATTCGTATCCTTGCCTCTTTGCTTCAAGTATTAAAAAATCTTTGTATGCCCAATACTTTAGAACAGCAGGTCTTTTAGACCACTTGTCTCTCTGTGTCATCCTAGGTTTGCCTATAGGATTTATTTTAATTACTATTTCACTCATTGCTTTAGTCCCTCAGTCTACTTTTTAGGTGCTCAATAATCTTGTTAGTCTCATTGATGTAGTAGGTTTTAAAGTCTATGTGCTCTTTAAAATCCTGCTCCCATATCTTGTAGTAGACATTTCTAATTCTTTCGCTCTGGCTCTTTTTATTGCCTAGTTCTAGGTCAATATTGTCTATCATGTCTACGTCATCCTGCTCAACTTTATCTCTGTCTGTAAATAGCAAGACTCCTGAGGCATTGTGCATCTTCATTATTTGAATCTTAGCTTCTTCGGACAGGATATATGTGCTGAATGAAAGGTTGAATGAGCCGTCGTTCTTTGGCCGATAGCTACATAATGCGCTTGCTAGTATTATTTTCATTGATTAGGTGTTTGATTTTTAGATAAAGTGGGTACATGATGTCATCCTTGACAGAGATTAAATCCTCAACTACCTCTTTAGAATTAATAATAGTTGCGTGGTTTCTGCCTCCTATTTTAAACCCTATCTCTGTTAGTGAGAATAGGCCAGTCTTGTGCATTACATAGGCCAGCAGGTGTCTAGCATACATAGCTTCCCTTTTTCTAGACCTGCCTAGTATATCATGCCTATTCATGTCTGAATGTACGGATACCTCCCCTAAAATATACTCAAAGGCTTCTGTTTTAGTCTTTATTGGTGTGCTTTCTTGGTATAGAACCCATTCTTCTTCTATGTTAAACTTATATTTTTTTGATAAATACTTAATAAATTGATTCATAATTTCCCCTCTGCTGCGTTAATGCTCTGTCTAATTTTAATGTCTGTTGCGTTTTTAAAGTCTTTCAATATTTTCTTTCTAATCTTCTCGGAGTCTACTGATTCTGATTCGTAAACCTTGCTCTTCCTGACTCCATCAACTGTAAAATAAGTATTATATCTCATATTCTATTCGTACTCGCCTTTAATGTGTTCGTTAACTGTTTCATCTGCATACCCTGCTGCTTTTAATAAGCCTTTTAAAGCATCGCAAACTTCTCCTATTGATGAATCACATGGTAATACTGCTGAGAATTTTCTACCATAATGTGTTATGGTTATTATTATTTGTTCTGGTTTAATCATTTTCTACCTCCTTGTATTTTACTCTAAAACTGAAAAAATAAAATGGGTATGCAGCCATAAATTTTTTGCCAAATATATCTTTATATAAAAAAACTGCATCTCCAAAAACCTTATCCGTAAACAAATATTTTGTTCTACGCATTGTAAATCTACTTATTAGTTGTGTCATTTGTTACCTCCTGATATGTTAATTCTTGCCCAGTTAATGCAAAGTATAGGTTTTGTAATTGGTGAACGTATTTTATAAATATAGCTTGTGGCAACTGTTCACACCACAACTGAAGATATCCTTTTGTTTTGTCGCACTCAATGTGCAAAACACCTTTCTCGTATCTATCTTGATAAGGGTTAGACTGAAAGCCCAATTTTAATAACCATTCTTCTGTTAGGTAAATAGATTTTGTATATGGGTTTTCATAACATTCGTCAATTTCATGACCATCTAATATTTCCCATACTTTTTCTTTATCGGATAAATATATATAATTACCTATTCTTAGTTCATTTGGTGTCATTTGTTACCTCCGTATTTTTTTTATATATTACATTTAAATCTTTACCTTTATTTAATAAATCTAATGCTTTTTTGTAAGCATTTGCTGCATCAATTTCTATCTTAAAATATCCTAAATTAATTCTATTACCATTATAATATATTGAAGAAATATACTTTTTATACTTCTTATCATATGAAACGCCTATATACTCACTATACCCACCTTTTCTGTCTTTTGATGTATTTTCTCGTGTAGTAATTAATTGTAAGTTATCAGCACGATTATTTAATTTATTATTGTCAATATGGTCAGTAACAATTTTATGTCCATTAGATTTATGTCCTAAAAAAACCATTGCTACTAATGAGTGAACATTAAAAGTTTTTGTCTTTTGCTCTTTTGTAAGACCAACAGTTAAATACCCATTTTTTGACTTTGTTTGAGTTAAAACTTTTTCATTAACTTTCATTATTGATTTTATTCTACCAAAACTGCTTACCTGATATAGTTTTATGTAGTTTGGTATATCTTTCCAAATTTCTTGTTCCATAATAAAATAGTATGCAGCCTAACGGGTGCTAATTGATTAGACCGAAAGGAGTAATCCCCGTTAGGACTGCAATGTTTTTAAGAAGTTGTTTTTATGGATTTAGTCATAATCAATTAGCAATACAAAGATATAAAAAAATAATTAATAACTTATTTATATGTTTCGTTGTAGTATTCGTGCATTCCTCTATATCTATTATTTTGAATGTCATGACCTCCTATAAAATAAGCATCTTTTATCTGCTCCTTCTCCATTTCTTTGGCTTGTCTTTTCAATTCAAGATAATCGCTAACATCTATTGATATTTGTATTCGTCTAATGCTTACATTTTCAGAAGCATCTCCTTTTTGTTCAAGTTGCTCAATAAACCACTGAACTGCCGTCTGTTTATTTAACTCGTTTTCCATTTTCGTAAGTTCTATTGTGTAATTCAATTAATTTCTTTGCCATTGCTGCTTCTATATCTTCTACATTAAAGCCAATTAAATGGGCTGCTTTGAATAGTAGCAGAAAACAATCTGCTAATTCCTCTGCTTGTTCTGCTTTGCCTTTTAAAACAATCGCCTCTCTTAGCTCCCATATTTCGTCAGACCTTAGCTTCATTAGCACGTTTAGCCAATACTCTTCTCCAAAGGTATCTTTACCCCACTGGATGTATTCGTCAATCATTTTTTGGTTCATACAATGCCGTCATTAAAGTGTCCTAAATATAAAATGCCATTACTCCTATCTTCATCGTAAGCAAACATTAAATCAAATTTAGTAGCATAATTTTTACAAATTAATTCAATGTTTCTCCATACTTTTGGAGATGAGCAATCTGAACTAAATTCTAAATCAGAATACAAACATTTTACAAACTCAATCGGTTTTAACTCTTTTTTTTCGGGTTGCTCCCCTATTATTATTACTTTTGTCATGATTTTAATTTTGTTTTTATAAATGTGGGTCAGTTAGTTGAATTATGTCATTGCCACCGTGAGTATCAATCTCAACTGGTTTGACTATGTTGTATAATTCTGACTGATAACTGGCTATTATTGACCTTAGCTTAGCAGTTATTATGTGCCGTTCAATTGTGCATCCGTTGGCGATTATTTCGTCTGCCGTAGATTCGATTAGTTTGTATGCTTTCATATGTATTTTTATTGGGTATTAGCAAGTTATGCCCAATTCTATCGGACATCTTCACACAACTGTTTTTCTGCATAATTCCATTTGAACATATTTCCACACGCAAAGAAATAGAAATGTTCCGTTTGCTTAATAATAGCCCTTCTTTGTCCTTGAAATAAACAAGAACTGGGCATAACAGCACCCTTACTCAATGGGGGGTTCTGTGCTTCGTTGGACAATTTTTTGTTATTCATAATTTTGTGCTTTTAAGTTAATGCAGTGGTTAAAAGCCCCCACTGTGCAAGGCTACTGACCGTTTTCATCAAGATAATCTTCAAGTAAATTCTCAAAGAAAGCCACCAAGTTAAGTGATGAATGACCAGCCGAATAAATTACATTACCGTGCTGATTTTTAACAAACGTATCAGGTTCGTGTCCATCCATCCATTTTTTCACATACTGCTTAATGTGTTCTCTTTTTTGTTGTAATAAACCACCATCTATTTGGTCGCTTATTCTTTGTTCATCGTAACTCATTTTGTTTTCAAATTAAATTTAGTGCTGATAAACCGCCCAGCACATAACAGCGGTTTGGCGGCATTAAAACGACCGCCAAGCCGAAAAACGTTAGCGGCAATATTTAAGAAATAAATCTATCGCAACTAAAATTACCTGTACCAAATTTAACCATAAAAAGACGCCTAAATATTTGTGCAGTAGTTCTTTGCTTTTGAATAACATACAATCTTGAAAAAAACTTCTTTTCATAAGTATTTAAATTACAAACCCCTAATATGCTCAAAGTGTTCAATGAGTTGTGCGTTAAGTTCTTTTTGCCTAACAACCCAAATAGCTTCTATTTCGCTTTCTAAATGATTTAGACCACAAGTTATGGCGTGTGCTATTGCCTGCTCAATATCTATTCTATCGGTTGCATTATTAGCTTTCTCAACGATAAAATATTCTAAACAGTTTTTAAGATTTTCGATTGTTTGCATTGTCTTTCGATGTTATAAAGTTGAACTTCAAAATTGTAATTGTTAGCTGTAGCCTCATCCCACTTTTGTCTATATTGGTTAAGTAGTTTGAAGTCTTGCTCGGTAGAATTAGGTGAGTTGCACTTTTTAATCTGCTCGCCATACTTCGTGCGATAGTGTTTGGTTATTTCGATAGCAGTCAGTAGCTGCTTTCTTAGTTCTTTGCGTGTCATGTTATTTCTTTTTTAATTGTTCAAACCATTCAGTAGGCATAGGTTGCCCATTAATATCATCTTCCATTCTTAATACCCATTGAGCATAATCATATTGATATTTGCTAAATAAATTCCTAACTTCTTCCTCACTATACATTCTCTCTGCTTGCCATTTAGCACCTTCTATAAATAATACTTTATAGTTTCTATATCTTGTATTGTTCACAAATTTTTCAGCTGCTTCTTCAATCGTTTCTTGTTTCATGTTAGTTGTTGTTTTAAATTAAAACCTGACCCACAAAAAAAAGATGATTGTGAGTCAGGCATATCCCATTTATTGCATCAAAGCATTTAACTGCTCCTTAAACTCTTTCTTGATTCTGTATTTACTCATAGCACCTCTCACGGCATCCTTCTGGCCATCTGCAATAGCTTTCTTCATGCCCTCAAATTGTTTGTCAGAAAGCCAAGGTAGTTCTTTTGCAGGCACAGGTATCTCATCTGAGTGTTTAATATCTGCATCATCAATAGTACCTGTAGGCACAAGGAAGGTGTATAGCAGTGTGTATTTTAAGGCATACGTTGTAGCCTTACCCGCACTCTTATCTTGAGAGTCAACCCCATGACCATACCCCTCTAATTCAATAGACTCTCCTGATTCATGCATTAGCAGATATTTTGTAGTTACTTCAGTTAGCACATTCTGCTTGGTCTTCTCACCATACTGGGTATTCTCTACCCATCTGTCTACTTGAGTCTTGGCGTTAATTCCTATAGGAAGAATGCATAGTCCATTCTTTTCCATTGCTTCGCCTATGATGTTTTTAACATCTTTGTCGCTAACTCCTTTGTACGAGCTAGACCCTGAGCCTACTGTTAAAGTCTTGTCTATGCCTTTAACAGAGCGCATTACGGCTAATATAGCCTTTGTGATTTCCTTTTTTTCCATGATTCAAATGTATGTTTAATTGTTGATAAATCCAAATTTTATTTTAAAGTAACTGCTATAGTGGTAGTTGAACTTTTGATAGGTCTGTATATCTTGAATACATCTCCCGTATCCTCATCAACTACTTGCTGTCCGTCTGCTGGCAGTGACTTAAGGAAGTCTTCTCTTTCTTTAACTGCCTTCTTGCTATTCTCTAGTGCTGATGTCAGGTGTTTGTGTATGTGGTCATTGGTTTGACTATAGTCATATTTAGTCCCCGCCTCTTTCTTTTGGAAGGATGCTCCATACAATTCTAGTTTACCGCCATGCTTTTCTAGCTCACCTATGACTACCTCTTTGCAGAATATCTCTATGTCTGATAGGATAGCTTGTAGATTCTTGATAGCTGACATTGTTTTGATAGGGTCTGAATAACCGCTATCAAGTCCGTCAATAACTTGTGATACGAATGACGCACGTTGTTGTGCATCACATCCTGCGAATAATGCTAGGATACTTTCTGCTCTCATTTCCATGTTGTGTTGTTTTTGTTTTATTAGCTTTGTTTTACAATTCTACCATAGGTATTGAAGAATGCAGTTGTCAATTCCTCTTTGTTTGGCAGGTCTAATTTCTGTGCAATGGATACTAGTACCTCATCTTTTGCCATTGGGTTTTGTCTAGAGTAATACTCTGAGTCTATCATATTAGATAGCACTTGCTTTTCATGTTCAGTCATTGTTGTTTTGTTTTGTTAAATAGTTTATAATGCAATCTACCTCGTCTACTTCAGGGTCAAAGAAGTATGACTTCTTAAAGTCTTTGTACATAGCGGGTGTGCTCTCCCACTTTTCTTCATCTGTCATGTCTCTGTACTCCTCGCTAAACTCCAAGCAAAGCAAGGCAAATTGAAATTGTTCTTGTGTCATTTTATGATAAAATAAGTTTAATTTGTTCAAAGTCAATTGATTGTATATCAAAAGCCGTCTCGCAATATACATCAAAATCTTTATTATTGCACAATTTAGGATATCTAATTGCTTGCCAGAAATCTGTTTTCTGTTGGAATAGGGCTGTAGTTCTATCGTTCTCTTTATCTTGTACGAAGTAAAGAGTTGAGCCGAGGACTCTTTTTAACGAGAATCTTCGGCTCTGTCTTACTATTTTGAACATGGTGTTAAGGTAATTGTAATGTACTTGTATTTGTAGTTTATATATCCAATAGAATTCAAATAGCCATCTAACCTTAGCTTCATAACTTCGCAGTGTAATGCGTCATCAAAATAGCCTTGCAGTTTGATGCCCGTAGAATCAATAGAGATAGAGTAGAATAATTTAAGGTCATACCTTTTTTGTAGCACACTAAATGCTCTCAAATAATTTTCCATACGTTTGTTTTATTTTGTTTACAAATCTATTTTATTTTCAATTAAAACACTTTTGATTAACTCGATTTTGTGTTCAGCGAAAAAGACATCTAAGTCAAATCTGAATAGAATGTCTTCATCGGTATTTTTTTTCATAGCAAAATCTCTGTTTTTCTTGTGTTCAGCTAGGTTGTAGTATTCAACTGCTAGTTTGTAGAGTAGTGCTTCTCTCTCTGATTTTGTTAATTCTGTTCCCATGTTATTTTTTTTTAATTAATTACTCCTGTTCCATCACATACGCCACATTCTTCTTCGCCAAGATGCTCGTAGCATTCTGGGCACATAGCTATGTCTTCACTAACCATGTCGCCTGTGCAACATGAGAAATAGCCCTCACCTTTGCCGTAGCAAGCAGGGCATTCGTTGTTTTCGTTATTCATAATTATTTATTTATTTTTTTTGCGTGATA